TGGGCTTGAGCGAGCCGTCTCTGAGCCTGTCCTCAAGCTCGGGGGCCCAGAACCTCTCCGCTACCTCGGAGACGGTCATCGTGGGCGCGTCATCCCAGTGCGCCACCTGCCTCTCTGACAGGAACCTCGCCGCCTCCCTGCGGGTCCACGGGCGCGTCATCGAGTGCCTCGCGTAGCCCCTGCCGTCGCGCTCGTCTGCCATCCACCGGACGCGGTAGACCCCATGGCGCACGCACTCAATCGAGCCGAACGAGCGCCGCTGGCCTTGTGCCATAATAACCACCGTCCATCCCTTGAACAGGGGATAGGTCGCTAGCCCGTGGGTCTTGACTTGGCCGGTCACCCACGGGCGTTCTTATTTCTCATTACGGTTTTAATGAGATGAGGCTACCTCGGGACAATCGGGTTCGCGTATCCCTCTACGCTCGCGTGCTCTGGGGCGATGTCGTACATGTGCGCCGAGAACGCGGTGTCATCACCAGGCGCGGCATCACGTGCGTATCCGGTAACTCCTCCGACCATCGCACCTGACGAGTCGCGCAGCACGACAACCACTTCAATGTCCGTCTTCTTGGTGTAGTCGTTGTGGACGGTGCCGTTAATCGTGGTCGAGTAGGAGTCGGATACCTCGTTGAGGTTCGCCACCTCGAACTTCGGGTCACCGTTCTCCTCCGTGTCCCACTCTCCGAACTCGTCATCGTCGAGCGGGATCACCTTGACCTCGATGCTCGCCGGTGTGTACTCGCCAAGCTGCTCGCAGAACGCCACCTTGTGCTGCGGGAGCAGGAGCTGCGCCCTCGCGTCGCTGGTGCCGAGAATCGAGCCGCTCTCGTCGTACGCGGTGGCCGTGACCTTCACGTACGTGGCGGCATATGACGTGTTCGGGTTCTCGACAATCGCGGTCCAGTAGCTGTAATCAAACTGCTGCGATACGCAGTACTCGGTCACCCTTGGCTGTGCGGGCTTCTCCGATGGCGTCTGCTCTACCTCGGTTGCCTGCGGGCTGTCCGTGGTCTGCGTGACCGCGTTTCCGGTTCCGCAGCCCGCGAGCGACAGGCCGACCATCCCCGCAAGCCCGATGAACGTCCTTCTGTCTACCATCTCTCCTCCTAGCTCTATTCGTACTCCCTGCTTGCCTGCCACCACACCACGGTTCCATGGTACTCGATGGTGTGGTCATTACCGGTTATCACAATGTCCTCGTAGCCGTCTCGCGCGGAGTCTGGCGAGAGGACTACCGTTGTAGCTCCCCTGTACAGCCTGCGCATGACGTAATCGGCACCGTCTATCGACACTACTGCGATTGAGCCGTTCTGCGGGGCAACGTCAGGGTCTATGAGGATGAAGCAGCCAGCGGGGTAGACGTTGCTCATGCAGTCTCCCTCAACCTGCAGAAAGTAGGCGTTAGGGTGGCGCTCCGACACCTCAGCTGGCAGCGACACGCGCTCTTCGAGAATGTCTGGCTCCTGCGCGTCACCCGCGTGAACGCGGCCGAGGAGCGGTGCATAGGCCGGTCTGGATGGCTCTGGGATTATCGCGCCATCGGGAAGTCCGTCTACCATCTTGTCGGTGACTATCGCAGTCGCTGGCACTCCGAACGTGGCGGCGAGCTTCTGAACCATGCCCATGCGCGGGTTCGACCAGCCGTTCTCCCACTGCGTGACCGTCGAGCGAGAGACGCCTATCTTGTCGGCAAGTTCCTCCTGAGTAAGGTCATGCTTCTTGCGGAGTGAACGTATGTTTGTTCCGACAGACATCCCCACCACTCCAGACCGACGTTTGACAACTTTTTAGAACATTTTAGTGAATTAATATTGACTAAGGAATGTTTGTTTAACTATCATCACGTCAGCAACGAGGAGAGGAGGGGTGGATGCAGACTCTCAAGGAAGTCAGGAAGCAGCGCGGGATTCTACAAAGGGCGGTTGCTGAGCATCTTGGCATCTCAAGGCAGACTTACAGCAAGTACGAGAACAACCAGGAGCACATGACGATTAGTCAGGCAAAGGCTGTCTGCGAGTTCCTGCACTGCGATATTGACGATGTTTTTTTGCCTGTTGAGGGCAACTAAACAAACATTCTAAGGTTTGTCTGGTTGCCGCTTATCGGGCTGCACCACCTGCACACTGAGAACCGAAAGCACCGCACGGAGACGTGCCCTAGCAGCGAGCCTAGCGAGCGCGATGACCTGCGAACACGGGTGGTGGATGCGTCCACGGGCGTCCGAGGAGCGGTGCGGAGTCGGCAACGGGCCAAGAAGTCCCGACCGACAGAAAGACCGTGCCATCCGCGCGTGCGGCGCGGATTCGCCCTGTGGGCCTACTCCGTCCCACCGATGGACGTCTCAAGGACGGCACGAGGCGCTGCCCAAAATTCTCAGCGCCGCTGCCCTGGCCCGCGCCGCACGCGCGGATGGCACGGGAAAGAGAAAGCCCGCCACCTGGCTGCATCAGGGACGGGCGCGACATGAAGTAAGGAGGATTTCATGCCAGACACAAGTATACAGGCATTCGACAGCCCGGAGTTCGGACGGCTGCGCGTCATCCAGGACGAGGGCGGCGAGCCGTGGTTCGTTATCGCCGACCTATGCAAGGCGCTCGACCTCAGCAACCCCACGATGGTTGCAAGCAGGCTCAACGAGGATGACCTAAGCACTACTGAGGTCACCGACTCGCTGGGACGCAAGCAGAAGGCCAACACGACCAATGAGGGCGGCATGTACGAGGTCGTGTTCATGTCCCGCAAGCCGGAGGCCCGCCGCTTCAAGCGCTGGGTCACCCACGACGTTCTACCGTCCATCAGAAGGAACGGCGGCTACATGGTCGCGCGGACCGACGAGAGCGACGCGGAGGTGCTCTCGCGCGCGCTGCTCATCGCCCAGCAGACCATCGAGCGCCGCGACGCGGAGATTGCCGACCAGCAGGCGGTAATCGGCGAGCTGTCGCCAAAGGCCGCGTTCTTCGACGCCGTGGGCGACTCCGACGGCAAGATGAGCGTCGCCGACCTCTCCAAGGCCCTGCGGCAGGCGGGCATCGAGATGGGCCAGAACAGGCTGTTCAAGTGGTTCCGCGACAACGGGTACATGGGCAAGCGCGGCATCCACCGCAACCGGCCCACCCAGCGCGCGATAGAGCAGGGCCTGTTCTACCTGCACGACACGACGTTCGTGCGTCGCGACGGCAAGGTGTTCAACACCTTCACCCCGATGGTGACGGCCAAGGGCGCGACGGTCTTCTTCAAGGCCATCAGCAGGCAGCGTCAGATGGCAATCGAGGTCTAGCAACAACCAACCATCCGGCGCCCTCCGTGGGCGCGACGCGGATTCGCGCAAGGGGTCTTGACCAGACTTTCCTCTCACTCGCGCGTCTCAAGGGACGCACCATGGGCGCTCCCCCATATCCTAAGCGCCCGCGCCCCTGGCCCGCGCCGCCCCCACCGAGGGCACCGGAGCAAAAGGAAAGCCCGCTACCTGGTAGCGCAGGTGACGGGCACGACACACATGGAAGGAGCCAAGGTGTCACACGAGATTCTACCAGGGTGTGAGGCATCGTGAGGTACGTGAGCGTCTTCTCGGGCATCGAGGCGGCGAGCGTTGCGTTCTACGACCTCGGATGGGATCCGGTGGCGTTCTCTGAGGTTGACGGGTTCCCCTGCGCGATCCTCGCGCACAGGTTCCCGCGCGTGCCGAACCTGGGGGACATACGCAAGGTCGACTGGAAGCCGTACAGGGGCAGGGTGGATCTCGTCGTCGGCGGGAGTCCCTGCCAATCGTTCTCCATCGCGGGGAAGAGGGAGGGTCTGCAAGGTGAGTCGGGACTCATGTTCGAGTTCATTCGATGCGTTCGCGAGGTGCGCCCTCGATGGCTTCTTTGGGAGAACGTCCCGGGAGCGCTCTCGATCGAGCGTGGCCAGGCGTTCGGGCAGCTCCTCCACGAGCTGGCTGACGGGGGGAGTTACGGACTCGCATGGCGCGTGCTTGATGCTCAGTTCTTCGGAGTGGCCCAGCGACGCCGCCGTCTCTTTCTTGTCGGACGCGCTGGAAACGGATTCAGAGAGGCTTGCCAGGTACTCTTTGAGCCCGGCTGCGTGCCGGGGAATTCTGCGTCGAGCAGGGCAAAGAGGGCGGAGCTTGCCGCCGGGGCTGGAAGGGGCGCTCAGAGCGCAGGCTTCGGGGACCCGGCGGCCACCAGCGGGAGCGTAGGCTACCAGCCGGAGCAGGCGCAGACGCTCAGGGCCGGGAGCAACAAGGCGTCCACCGGCTGCGTGATCAGCGTCGCGGCGAGCCAGCGCGGCGAGGGTGATCGCTCGCTCGCGCAGAGGGACTACGCGAACGCGGGGAGTCGTGCGAATGTCTGGTCATTGATGTCAGACGGGGGCACTCAGAAGGGGGCCAACGGGACAGGCTATGACGGGACGGGGGCGGCGTACACCCTGAACACCGTTGACCGCCAGAGCGTAGCCATAGCCGCGAACCAGCACGGCGAGGCGCGTGTGGACGGCGGGGACGGCCAGACCGCAGGAGCAATCCCGGCCACGAGGAGCGGCAGGCAGGTGCAGGGCGTGCTCTGCATGGCGTCCGGCCAGGCCAACGCCGAGGTGGGCGAGGACGTGGGCACAACGCTGTCCGCACGGCAGTACAAGGACCCTCCCATCACTGCGGTGACTCGCTGCGGGTGCGAGGGCGGCGGCAAGGGTGCGCTCACGAGCGAGGACGTGTCTCTCACGCTCTCGACGCGCAACGAGCAGTCGCTCTTCGACCCGCAGGGCGAGCCGCGCTACGTGGTGCGCAGGCTCACGCCGGTCGAGTGCGAGCGGCTGCAGGGTTTCCCCGATAACTGGACGCAGGTGCCGTATCGCGGAAAGCCTGCGGGGGAGTGCCCGGACGGCCCGCGATACAAGGCTATAGGCAACAGCATGGCGGTGCCGGTCATGCGATGGATAGGGAAGAGGATGCAGGAGGTTGACGATGCATGCGATTGACTGGGCCGTCGAGCACGGCCTGCTCTGCTACGGCCCGTACAACCAGCTCTTCATCACAGACCGCGCGTGGCCGCTCTGCGTGGCGCTGATGGTCGCTGGCGTGCTGCTTGCGGCCTACATAGAGCACGAAACCATCCTCGCCTAGGTTTGGAGGTTATGTGAAGGACAGAAACGGCGGGGGGAGACTTTCCCCCCAAGCAGCTCAGACGGCCTACCCGAACGAGAACAAGCCGTGGTCCAACTCCGAGAGGAGGACGCTCTCGCGCAACCGCAACGAGGGCGCGGACGCGATAGCCGAGATTCTGGGGCGCTCCCCGAAGGCGGTTCAGCGCATGGCAGAGAAGATGCGCGTCTCGCTAAGGGTGTCACCAGGCGAGGTGTGCCCGGTCTGCGGCATCCACGAGGTCAGGCCGCACACGGCAGCGGCACGCCACGGGATGTGCCCCACCTGCTGGATGAGGAAGCTCGCGAGCCTCCGCGAGGAGGAGGCAAGCATACGGCAGGCGGAGAGGGAGTACCAGGCGGCCAAGAAGCGGGCGCAGAGGAGCGGCAGATGAGGACGAGGATGTGCCCGCGATGCGGGAAGCCGGTGCCAATCGGCCAGCCGTGCCCGAGGTGCGGCGCTGACAGGCGGCACGGCACGAGGAGCCGCGAGCAGGAGGGCCGCAGGGCAGAGGAGAACCCATGGCGTTTGGAGTATTCCAGCGCCGAGTACAGGCGAGCACGGCAGGAGGTCATCGAGCGGCAGCGGGGCCGGTGCGCGGCATGCGGCCGCGTGGTGGCCGTGCGCCTGGGAAGGCAGTGGCACACGCGGGGCGGAGGGGTTCACCACCTGGTGGCGCTCTCCGAGGGCGGCACCAACTCGCCCGCGAACCTCGTGCTGCTCTGCACCAGGTGCCACAACCGCATCGACGCGGAGAGGAGGTCACATGGGCACTGACCCGATTGGCGTCTACCTCAGGCAGGTCGACGAGCTTGGCAGGGAGCTTCGCAGGCAGCTTAGCGAGGCTCCCCTCCCATGCGGCAGCAGGTCGCTGAGCTTCGCGGTGGAGGCCGGGTTGCCTCCCGCCAGGGCGTACACCGTCTCCGAGACCGCAAGGTACTCGGGCATCGATGAGAGGACTCTCAGGAACGAGCACGAGGCCGGGAGGCTCAGGTTCGTGATGCCGGATGGGGCGACCAGGGGATACCGGATATCGGTTGACGAGATGGACAGGTGGATGGAGGCGAGCCAGAGGTGAGCGGGATGCCACACGCCGGCTACCTGGGGCGCGACGCGAGCCACTACGGCCACGTCGCGGGTGGACCAAGTGAGATAGGAAGGTTCGGAACGTCGCGCGACGCGACGCCGAGAAGGCCAGCCGGGAGGACGGAGAGGACGCTTGGCGAGTCGCACGGGCACCGCTGCGTAATCGGTCGCGACATGGACGTGTACGACATGGCGCCGCCGCCTCACGGCAGGTTCTACATCGGGAGGGCGCAGTCCGACGCCGACGCGATGAGCAAGTGGAGGGGCTGGCTGCGCTCGCAGGGGGTGGTCGCGTGATCGAGGCGTATTTCACGGTGCCGTTCGTGCGCGGCAAGGGCCGCGCGAGGTTCGTTCGCGGCAGCGGGATGACGTACACGCCAACGGAGACCACGAACGCCATGGCCGAGATTCAGGCTGCGTTCCTGGCGACCAAGGCACCGAAGGCGCCGAGGGGAACCCCTGTGTCCGTGACAATCCAGGTCGAGAGGCACCTCCCGGGCAGCAGGCCAAAGAGGGTCGAGCGCGAGCCTGACCTGGTCAAGCCGGACGCTGACAACGTGGCCAAGCTCGTCCTGGACGCGCTCAACGGGGTCGCGTGGGAGGACGACACGCAGGTGACGGCCCTCTCGGTGGTCAAGCGCGACCGGACCAGGCGCGACGGTGACGCGACCAATGTAATGATCTGGTGGTTCGAAGACGGAGACACAGGCCTTGAGGGGATTGGATTCTGATGGATTGCAGTGACATCTGCGTGGAAGAGGTGCGCCAGGTTCTGTCGATGGTTCCCGACGATGGAAAGCTCGCCACCCTCACGCGCACCGAGTTCGAGCAGGTTGTGAGCGTCGCGTTCACGTGCGGGCAGATGGCCATGGCGCTCTTGGTGCTTAGCGGAGACGAGTATTCCGTCGAGCTTGGTGCCATCGCCTGCACAATGTTCCAGAACGAGGTCAACAGCATGCTTGGGCTGTTCAACCACTACGTGCACGAATGCAGGCCAGACAAGTGGAACGCCGGTGGTTGCAATGACTGACACATTCCCCCCGTACAAGGTCATGCGCGACTCGTACAAAGGACTCAAGAAGTTCGGCATGGGGGAGCGCTTCGGCACCGTCCGGTTCGTCGGTGACGGCATAGACGAGGCTTGGAGGGAGTTCCGCGCGACCGGCCTGGGAGGCTCTGACATCGCGGCCATCATGGGCATCTCGCCGTTCCGCACCGCGCTCGACGTGTGGCTTGAGAAGACCGGCAGGCAGGCACCGCAGGACATCTCGAACGTCGAGGCCGTCTACTGGGGCACCGTCAACGAGGCAGCTGTGGCTGACCGCTGGGCGCGCGACCACCCGGAGTGCGTCGTGCGCAGGCTCAACGCCACGCTCGTCGGCAAGCCAGACTGGAAGAGGGCGAACCTCGACCGCATGGTCGTGGAGGGCGGCAGGCCGTCCGTGCTTGAGATTAAGACCGCGAACGCGTTCAAGGCCGACGAGTGGGCTGGCGGTGTTCCACCGTACTACCTCACGCAAATCACGTGGTACCTCGCGATAACCGGGTGGGACATGGCACACGTGGCCGTGCTCATCGGTGGAAACGACTACCGAGAGTTCGACGCGCCGCGCGACGAGGATGACATCAAGGTCGTCACCGAGGCCGCGACCGACTTCTGGGAGAACTACGTGGTGAGGGACGTGATGCCGCAGGTGGTGGGCGCGGACGCCCCCACGCTCGCGGGCCTCATCCCGCAGGACGCGGACGAGCTTGCCACCCCGGCTGACATGGAGGAGGCAGACCGCCTCATAGCGGCGTACCAGCAGGCCAGGGAGCGCGAGCGGGAGTCCAAGGCCGAGGCCGAGGACGCGCAGGCCAAGCTCTGCGCAATCATCGGCGGGGCCAGGGGCATCGAGACAGACACGGCCAGGGTCACGTGGACAAGGGGGGAGCGCAGGCGCTTCGACTCCAAGCGGTTCCGCGCCGAGAACGCGGAGCTATACGACAAGTACCAGACAACCGGCAGCTTCAGCCAATTCAAGATAAAGGAGATTTAGACATGGGACAGCTTGCACAGGCGGCGCGGGGCACGCAGATTCGCGCCGCGCGACCGGGAAGCGACTTCAAGGGACTCCTCAAGAGGGAGTGGCCGCGCATCCAGGCGGTGATGCCCAAGGCCATGAACCCCGAGCGCATGATGCAGATTGCAATCAGCGCGTACAACACCACGCCCAAGCTCAGCGAGTGCAGCACCGTCTCTGTGCTCTCGTGCGTGATGAAGTGCGCCTCGCTCGGGCTTGAGCCTTCCGTCGTGGACGGCCTTGGCCGCGCCTACATCCTGCCGTACAAGAGCAAGAAGACGGGGCGCTTCGAGGCGCAAATGATCATCGGCTACCGGGGCATGATTGACCTCGCGAGACGCTCCGGGGAGCTTGAGAGCATCCACGCGCAGCCGGTGTTCCAGGGTGACGCGTACGAGCACTGGGAGGACGAGACCGGCCAGCACTTCAAGTTCGTGGCGGCGGACGTTCCGCACGATGCCGACAGGCTCACCGACGTGTACGTGTGCGCCCACCTCAAGGACGGCGGGTTCGTTTTCGAGACCATGACGAGGCGCGAGGTCGATGACGTGCGCAAGCGCTCGCAGGCATCCGCAAACGGCCCTTGGGTCACCGACTACGTTGCCATGGCGTGCAAGACGGTAATCCGCCGCAGCTTCAAGTACCTACCCGTCTCTGTGGAGGCCAGGGAGGCGGCAGCGGCTGACGAGACGACACCGGACTACGGCGCGGTGCTCAACCCCGTGGCCTCCATCCCAGACAACGTCGACGCGGAGACCGGCGAGGTCATCGAGCCTGAGCCGGAGGTCGCGCAGGAGGCGGCACCGGAGGCGGCGCACGTGGAGTTCAGCGAGGCACTCGGGCTTGAGGAGGACTAATGGCAATACCAGAGCTTACCGACGAGCAGCGCAGGGAAGCGCTCGCAAAGGCGGCGGAGGCGAGGCGCGAGAAGGCGGGTCTGCTGCACTCGCTCAAGGATGGCAGGGTCACGCTCTCCGAGGTGCTCGATGACCCGAGGGCCGAGCGCATTCGCGTCGAGGCGCTCGTCAGGGCGCTCCCAGGCTACGGGCGCGCTCGTTCGCAGAGGCTCATGAACGAGCTGGGAATCGCGCACAGCCGCCGTGTTCGCGGACTCGGCGTGAGACAGCGCAGGGCGCTTTTGGAGGCGGTCGGCGATGGCGAGTAGCATCAACGTGGTCGCAATATCGGGCAACATCACTCGCGACTCAGAGCTTAGGCACACGACCAGCGGCTCTGCCGTGCTCAACTTCTCGGTTGCCGTCAACTCGCGCCACAAGGACAAGGACGGCGAGTGGGTCGACCGCGCCAGCTACATAGACTGCGTGATGTTCGGGCCGCGCGCCAAGGCCCTTGTCCAGTGGCTCACGCGCGGGACGCACGTCGTGGTGGCGGGCGAGCTGCGGCAGACCTCATGGGATGACGAGAAGGGCGGCAAGCACTCGCGCACCGAGGTGTCCGTCACCAACGTCGAGTTCCAGAGCCGCAGCCGAAACGAGCAGCAGCCAGCCCAGCAGCCGGTGGCGTCCGCGCCGCAGGCAGCGGCACCGCAACAGGCGCTGTACGACGAGGATATTCCATTCTGACCTGCGCAAACACATATCATAACCGACAGGTGGCCGCGCCCGCTCAGGGTGCGGCCACCACCCTTAGGGAGGCAACATGAGAATTGAATACTGCGGGCGCGAGCCTCGCAAGGCGCACGACCTGGACGCCGCCTACGACCTCACCACGTCAATCAACATGCCGAGGGTCATCAAGCCAGGACGCTCGGAGACGATCCCCCTCGGGTTCCGCATCTTGGTCCCAGAGGGCCACGTGGCGCTGGTGGTGCCGCGCTCCGGCCTCGCGTTCAGGCACGGGATAACCCTGCTCAACTCGCCTGGTGTCATCGACCCAGGATACACCGGCGAGGTCATGGCACGGCTCGTGAACCTCGGGGACAAACCATACACCGTCGCGCCCGGTGACCGCGTGGCCCAGCTGCTTCTCGTCAAGTGCAAGCAGGCCGAGTGGGTCTGGCGCGAGCGCGAGCACTTCGACGCCGCAGGTGCCGAACGCGGCGCTGGCGGCTTCGGGTCCACGGGGCGGTAGCCATGGGCCGCAGGACGTGGACGACGCTCATGGACGAGCGGCTGCGCAGCCTGTATGGAATCAAGCCAACCAAGGAGCTCGCAAGGGAGTTCGGGGTCTCTGAATTGGCCATCTGGAAGAGGGCGGGCCGCATGGGGCTCACGTCAGGAATGTGCGGGTACAGCGGGGACTGGTACCCCGATGAGCTGGACATCCTAAGGGCCACGTACCCCATCCTGGGACAGGACTGCGCCCCGCTCTGCGGCCACTCGCCGAGGCAGACGTCCGGACGAGCACGGTACGAGCACCTGCGCCGCCTCACCAAGAGGGAGCACAAGGTGCCACGGAACCGCGTGAGAAGGAAGGCCGTCGTGGTCGTTGCCCGCTGGTGCGTCACGCACGGCGTGCCGACAGGGAGGACGTTGGAGACGTGCGCCGAGGCCGCCGGCTGCACGCCTCAGATGATGAGGCTCGTGCTCCCGGCGCTGCTGGAAGACGAGCGGAGGGGGAGGAAGGCATGAGTGACATCAGCGACAGGCTGCGCGAGCGGGCGGACCAGTCCCTCGACCCAGGCTGCGGCACGGCTGACTTCATGCGCCGCATCGCAGGCCGCATCGACGCGGAGATGGTGGAGCTTCCGCTGGGCGGTGACGGGAGGCCGATACGCCCGGAGGAGGTCGCCTACCACAAGGACGGGAGCGAGTTCCTGGTGACCGTCATGCGCCTAACGGACTGCGGCTGGATGCTTCTCAGGCCAGGGGACAGAGTTTACTACAGCCCGGGCGACCTGTACCACGAGCGCCCGGACAGCCTGGCGCGCATCGCGGATGACATGAGGGCGGAGATTGAGCCGCTTGAGCATGGCTCCTTCGCCTCCGATGACGCGCTTGACGCGCTCAGGGACTACGAGGCACGCATCCGCGCCCTTGCCGGGAAGGAGGACACCAGATGACAGACAGACCGAACCATAGGCGGTGCGAGGTCCACTTCACCAGCGGCGAGGCCGCCACGCTCACGGCGGACTCGGAGACCGGGGAGAGCTTCGTGCAGAAGCTGCTGCGGAGGGGCAGCGCAGACAAGTGGCAGACGTTCGACGGTGCCATCGTCAACCTCGACAACGTGACCATCATCAGGGAGGTGGGCAGATGAGCGAGTACGTGTGCGAGCTGCCGTCCGACGGCGTGGCGAGCTTCGGGTCAGGAAACATCCAAATCCCGGTGCACGAGCGCGTCACGAGATGCAAGAGGTGCATGTTCTCACGTCCAGACGATAAATACGAGGACGGTCGGTTCTGCGAAATGCTCAGGAAGTACGTGAGCCAGACGGGGTTCTGCTACCTCGGGAGAACGGAGTACTACCGACATGCCTAACGCGATTTGCGAGTGCCCGCGCTGCCGCAGGCAAATCACCGTCAGCTGGGACTGGGACGCGCTCGAGACCGTCGACGTGGATGACGATGACGGCGAGGTGGTCACCGACAGCGACTGCCTGGACGCCACGAGGGTCGCGTACCAGCGCAACGTGCGCTGCCCACACTGCATGACGCGCCTGCGCGTCGAGCACGAGCTGGTTCCGAGGTTCTACGCGAGCAAGGAGAGACAGCGATGAGCAAGTACGCAATCTACAGGATGTTCGATGGGTGCGACGCGCCGTACAACGTCGAGTTTTGCGGTCATCTAGTCGGGTCTCGCCTCTGGACTGGTGACGATGACCCCGCCGCACTCATGGCAATAACGCGCACACGCGATGGGTGGCACACCAAGCCACCGAAGACTGAGCGCCTGGTCCTGTGCCAGGGAAGGGGCGGGGGCCTCTTCGTGGGGAGCTATCACAAGACGAACGGGTTCGGCATGGAATTCCACGGCCCCAACCGCCGTGACGGATACCGGCGGGCAGTTGCCTGGCACGAGCTTCCCGAGCCGTACGGAGGTGGTTCGAATGCCGACTAGCGACGAGCGCCGCGAGGTGGCGGCGAGGCTGAGGGAAGACGCGAGCTGCAGCGAGAGCTCGCCGCGCGTGGCCGTCGAGTCGTACCTTGGCATCGAGTACGACGGGGCTGATGCGTTTGAGGAGTCTTACAAGAGCGAGAGCCTTCTGCGCCTCGCCGACCTCATAGACCCGACGTGCGAGGTCGAGTCCGTCGATTCGACCGGGGGACTTCTTGCCTACCGCCTCTCGTGCGGGCACACCGCATACAGGCCCGCGTACATCCAAGGGCCGCCGCCCGTCTGCCCGCACTGCGGCGCCCGCGTCACGAGAGGGGGCGAGCGCTGATGTCCGAGCTCATCGTGGACACCACGGGCGGCATCCTGGACGCCAGGACCACGGGGGAGGTCATCAGGTGCTTGGAGTGCGAGTGGTGCAACACCCACCCGAATGGCGCACGCGTGTGCAAACGCTTGTTCCTGCGTGTGCATGACGATGACTTCTGCTCGCGCGCCACCAGGCGCGGGAGCGGTGACCTCAAGTCCGCAGCCGACGCGCTCAAGTTCACGTGCGGAGACTGCCGGTTCTTCTCCGGGCGCGAGGGCAACCCGTCCGATGGCGGCAGGGTCACGCACCCGTGCTTGTGCCTTCGTCCGTATGCCAAGGGCGAGGGCGAGTTCAGGGTGTCCCGGTTCGACTACTGTTCAAGGTTCGAGCTTGGACGCGATGTCTCAGACGCGTACGTGCGGGAGTGCGAGCGCAACGGCATCACCAGCACTGGGATGGACAAGTACAGGTACGTCTCGGATAACGAGGAAGGGAAGGGGCGTTAGCCATGGACTACAAGGCGATTGCGGACGGCGTCTATATCGCGCTCTCGTACGTCGCGGTGTTCGTTGCCGGGTGGCGCATAAGCCATCTCAGGACGTTCACGAAGTTTTCTGACAATCTTGTTGATGAGCTGACCAAAAATGGCAGGTGATGACGAGGCCAGAGAGTCACGCTCATGCGGTGACTGTGCGAACCTGCAGTACTTCTCGGGCGTCTCGTTTTGCGTCTGCACCGGGCGCGAGACGAGGCCGGGACACGATGCCACGGAGTGCGGCGCGTACAGGTGGGGGTGGGGCGAAGATGCCGAGGACGATTAGGCCACCAAGGTAGATTGACAGCCTGAGCGACGGAAGGGCGCTCGTGGTGTACGCGCGCGACATCGCGGAGATTGTAGCCAGGTACACCTCCCATACCGAGCGGCACGTGCTTGAGTCAATCATGCGGGTTGTCGGCCACCTGTGCTCGACCGGCGCTCCCAGGCGCGCATAGCGACCGACGTTTTATCCAATTCAATTCGAAGGAGGTGAGCCGGCTTGGACTCGCTGGACTCCCCGGAGGTGCAGGACGCGGCGAGGGAGCCGATGCTCTACTTCCCCCACGACGCCGACAGCGCCACGGATCTCAAGTGCAGGCGTCTCATACGCCGCCTCGGCTACGAGGGCTACGGCAGGTGGTGGAGGCTGTGCGAGCTGATGGCGTCGAACACTGGCCACGCGGTGCCCTGTGCCACCGAGGAGGACCGCGCGCTGCTGTGCGACGAGCTTCGCTGCGACGATGACGAGCTTTCGGTGCTCATAGACACGCTCTCGGACGTTGGACTCATACCGAGGGACGTGGCGTGCGCGGGCCGCATCGCATCCGAGAGGATGACCGAGAACGCGCTCTACTTCGGCAGGCGCAGGGTCAACGGCAGGCGTGGCGGGAGACCCAGGAAAGACAAATGATTGATGAAAGCTGACTGTCATGTGAAACCGCAGGTGAGATACCCTGCGGTTTTTCTTTTGCCTGTTAAAACCAACCATTTTTTTCTCGGTTAGAAACCCCCTCGCGCAGCCGATTTCCAGCTGTCGAAAACTCGCAGGTCAGATGGGGTGCGGCAAAACAGCAGGTAGATATGGGTGCTATGATGCAAACACGCAGTTAAAACCAACCATTTTTTTCTCGGTTAAGCAATCATACCAAACCATACCAAACAAAAATAAACCAAACCCCATACCTGACATGTTAACCCGGGCAGAACCGTTAACGTGGAAGGGGGGTGTGGGGGGAAACCCATCGAGCGAATGTTGAAAACTTTTGGGCATTGTTGAAAACTCGCGAAAATGTTGAAAACTCGGAAAACGGCCCTCCCATTCGCCGTGCCGGCGATTGCGAGCGAAGCCCACGCGAAGTCTCGCGTTCCCGGTGCGGCATGGTCGGAATCGGATTCGGCCATGCGACCCGTCTCCCCCTTGGCCTTGCCCACGCCGGCGTCGCGTCGCTGGGGGCCCTCTCCTGGTTTTCTGCCAAGATTCGCGCAAGCAACAGGCCGTTTCGTTTCTGAGCTGTCTCAAGCCGTCTCTCTGTCACGCAAACGCCAAAGTGGAATAAGCGCCCACATGCGAGCGGCAAGCGCCTCAGGCAAGCCTCAGGGCGTCGCAGAGGGGCATTCCCGGCGTGTCTGGTGGGTGGGAAACCGAGGCACAAAAAAAGCGCCCCGTGGCCGATGTGACCACGGGGCTGCCTGCGCCTCGCCTACCTGTCCCCGCCGAGCGTGAGGAACAGCCCGCCGAACGGGCCGCGCCTCCTCGCCTGGCGCTCGTGGGGCTGCGCCGCCTGCTTCCTGGGCCTGGATCCCTTGGCCTCGGCAAGCTCGCGGATGACCTCCTCGCGAATCCTGCGCCCTCGCCCCTCGCCCCTCGCCCTGGCGTCCGGTGACTCGATGTGGACGTAGAGGTCCATGGCGCGGAACGCCTCGCCCCACCCATCGTCGTGCGGGGTCACCCTGCGGAGCGACCGCACGCGGGCGAGCTGGCGCTCAAGCTCGGCCTGGTCCTCCCAGGGGTCGAGCGGGTAGTCGCGCTCCTCGACGGAGAGGACGTGCCACGTGCCGTCCTCGCGCCGCCCGACGTGGTAGAACGTCGGGAACTCGTACGGGTCGGTCACCGCCAGAAGCTCGCGCCCGTCCGTGAAGACGTCCCAGGTGACGTCGCGGTTCCCAAAGAGCGGCATGCCGCCCTTGCGCGGCTCCTGGTGCTGGTACGTTGCCTTGAGGCTCCTGCTGGCCATGGTGCCCTCCGTTCCGTGTGGCCCGGGGCGGGCATAGCCGTTGCCCAGGCCGATGCTTGCCCAGATTGTACCCGCTACTCGGCGTATGCGTACGCCCCTATGACCGCGTCCAGCACGGACTCTGGCGTGGCCTCGACAACGCTTGCGTACATGCGCACGTTGCCGCCCGTCATGACGTCTAGGAGCCTTTGGATCCTCGCGCGGAACTTCCTGCCGAGCACGAGCGACCCGTCTGCGCAGGTCTCGTACATCGGGTCGATCACGCACTCCTGCACTTCCGAGTCACCTTCGAGCAGAGTGCACACGCCCTCAGCCATGCCGCCCTCGTAGTCTTCAAGCCATTCGAGCATGGCCTCTGGCTCATCGCCGGTCACGCTCCCCATTGCGTCGCAAACCTCGATTGCGAAGTCCTTGTAACCACTCATGATGAAACCTCCAAAATATCCGATAAACTGAAACTGTTTATGCATGGCGGAGCGCCCACGCGAGCAGCGCCGCGCCCATCGCCCAAACTTGGAACCCCAGGCGGGGCGGAACTGGTCTCTAGCCCTCCGTCCCGCCTGGGGGTCTTGCCTGGGTTGTCGCTAGAAGAGAACGAAAAGCGCGCTCGACCTGCTTGGCACTGCGTACAGCTGGCCAGTTCGCGTGTCCCTGCACACTCCGCCATTCATTCCGTTGACCCCGAACGAGACAGCCAGTTTCTCGTGGTGCGCGGCCAGGTCCTCTAGGTCAGAGTCTCCAAGCAGGTTTGCATTGACTGCCGCGCCCTCGGCGATTAGCTGGCGTATGTGCCTCTGCGTTGTATTCATGGCCTATCCCCTCGGTGCTATCGCGTGGACTCGATCACAACCCTGATGACCGCGTGAGCTATGACCCCCATCGCTGACTCGACACCGCGCGCCTCGACGTCCATCCAGGACTCGCTTGGACTTGGCCAAAGCTCTCCGCCGCGCGTGCGCCTAAGCTCTGACGGTGTGCAGTAGCGCTCTGCTATGTCTGAGTCACAGACTAGGGAGCACCCGCCGGATGCGTACTGGCTTGCGCTCTCTGCGCCGTCGAGCAGGTACTGGCGGACGCGTGTGGTGGGTAGCGTGTCTCCACGCCCCTCGGCCCTGTCAAGCATGTCCATAGCCTCGGCAAGCACGCCTCTCCCCCATGCGCTGACGCGCTTGGGCTGGTGGCTGGTGATGTAGTCCCTAACCTCGGACACGCTTACGCTCTCAAGCTTGCACTTAATCATGGTCGCTCCTCTCGTCGCATCCCTCGTAGGCTGATGCCTACCGATTGGCGCGCTCTCCCAAGTGCGGCAGTCGGTGGGTATCCCTTGCTCTGCCTCTCCACGTCCGGGGTTCGTACCGGCCAGCCCTCATCTGGATTACTTTTTTGGGCCTTCGTGGCGTCCTGTGTCTGTCCCCGGGGACTCCCGGTTGGTGTTTAGCAACTGGTTGGTTGCTATGGCTAATATATCCACTTATTAGTGACTTACTAGCGACAAACTCAAACAATTAGTTTCTACACAATTCCTACACAAACAAATGGTTGGCAAACGCTTGTTGTATAATGTCGCTAGTAAGTACCTGCGCAAATGATGAGAGGGAAAGGCATGGACACTAACTCCTGTGTGCGGCACATGCTCGACAAGGCTGGCATGTCTCCGTATGCCGCCAGCCTTGCCATGGGTAGGGCGCACAGCTACATGGGTCAGGCCCTCAAGCGCAAGGGCGGCATAGGCGCGCCGGTGCTGGCAGAGATAGCCCAGGCGTGCGGCTATGAGCTGCTACTGGTGGGGCGAGGGGAGACGCTGCACATAGACGCGACGCAAGGGCAGGAGACCGAGGGCAAGCCAGAGGGCTGAGGCACAAGGCATTACTAGCGACTAAGGCCGCGCCCTGCTCCTGGGGCGCGGCCTTGTTTGTGCCCATCGGCATAACAACGTGACATAGCGCGGCCACACCCCGCCACACCTGCGAAAACGCAGAACACAACAGCGATACGCCACAGAGAGAACGAAACAGCGTTATCAACAAAACCGCAGGTAGATAGGGGCAGTGGGGAGGGGGGGTCAAATCACTGCCCCCCCGCGCCCCCTACCCAGCGGCCAGCTGATTTTCACACGCGACCGAAATTGGCGAGCCGGGCGTAACAGTGACTCGGTTACGGGGGACAGGGGCCAGAGAATCCCCATCAAAAGACGGGGAAAGCCGGGAGATGCGCGAATTCACTTGCAAATACTGCGGGAAGAAGTTCTTCGCCAAGAACTCTACCGCGAAGTACTGCTCGGCAAAGTGCCGCGTGTACGCGAAGCGTGCCAGGGACGAGAGGGACGGTCGGGGGCGCTCTGCGGGCAAGGCACGCGCGGAAGATGGCTGCGTGAGCTTCGCTGTCGCGGCAAACTACAGGGTTCCCGTCAGCCAGGAGACGTTCTCCAAGGAGGCGATTTCGAGGGAGATCGCGTGCGCGCATGGCATGGTGTCCTTCTTCGATTCCGCATCGCAGAGAGGCCCCGAGGGCACGCGCGAGGCGTGCGGCCACATCGCGCGCGGGTTCGAGGCAACCCTTGAGGAGATCGGCCTATGACGAGGGGGAGGAAGCAGAACGCGCTCGCTCAGCGAAGGGAGCGAGACCACGTCGACGTGACCGCCACGGTGCTCGACGGGGCGGTGCGCCTTGAGAAGCCGAACTCCGTAGCCTCCGTGCCTAGGCTCAGCAGAATTTGGGACGAGACGCTAGGCACCGGCATGGCGTTCAGGCCCGAGGACGCGCCGCTCTTGGAGCAGTTCGTGTTCGACCTGGCGCTTGCCGAGGAGTGCCGCGCCAACATGATTGACGAGGACGGGAACCCGGCCCCGCTGCTCAAGGCGGAGGACGAGTACGGCAACGTCCGCATGGTGGACAACCCGTACTTCAGGAAGATGCGCGAGGTGTCCAACGACACGCTAAGGCTCGCCAACGACCTTGGCCTCACGCCAGTCGCGAGGGCGCGCCTCGGCCTCACCAAGGCGAGCGCCAACGCGGTGAACCTGTCCATCCAGGAGACGATCCTTCGGGCAATGGAGAAAAACGGTGTATAGGACGCCAATACGCCGATACTCCAAGCGCGGGCTGCGCGAGGCCAAGGCTCGGCAGATATTCTGCGAGGCGTTCCTCACGCACGCTGGCAACGACGAGTTTGCCGGCACCCCGATACGCATAGACCCGTGGAAGAAGAGGAACATCTGGGACCCGCTCTTCGCCACGGGCACGTGGGACAGGCGCAGCGGCAGGTTCAGGCGCAAGTACCGGCGTGCGCTCATCGGCGTCCACCGCACATACGGCAAGTCCGAGCTTGCGGCCTCGATAGTCCTGACCGAGGCCACCATGAACCCAGTCCCCAATGGCGAGTACGGCATCGTGGCCGACACGAAGGAGAACACCAAGAAGGTACGGGACTACATCTCCATCATGATTCGCAGCAACCCGCAGCTCTCGCGGGTGTGGCGCGTCAACCGCGACTCGATAGTGAACAAGGAGACCGGCCAGCAGATTTGGGTCTACCCGTACAAGGAGGCCGCGCTGCAGGGCAAGCACTTCAACGTGCTCGTATGCGACGAGATCCACGTGTGGCGAGACGATGCCATCTGGAAGGCTGGCGTCTCCGGCCAGGGCAAGATCTGGAACGCCCTCACAATCGGAATCACCACCGCAGGCGCGTCGCGTGACGGGTTCCTCTTCAAGCTCTACGAGAGGCTCAAGAGGGACCCCCACGCGTTCGTGTGCTGGCTCGGCATCAACGACTCGCAGGACGTGTCAGACCGCAGCGCGTGGAAGCAGATTGTCAGGGCCGGCCGAGTCACCATGGACGAGCTTGAGGAGCAGTACGAGGCCCTCGGCCCGAAGTCGTTCGAGCGCTACTGGCTCAACCGCACCCCAATGGACGAGCAGGCCGAGCCGTTCATGCACCGAGAGGACGTGGAGGCGTGCCAGGGGAAGTCCCTCTCGATAGACCGCAACAGGTGGTTCGCGTTCGCGCTTGACGGCGCGGTGCGAGGTGACACGCTCGCCCTCGTCGCGGCGCAGCGCCAGGGCGAGGAGTGGGCGCTTGAGGAGTGGTGCTGGGAGAAGCCGGGGCCCATGGGCACCTACGACCTCATGGAGGTTGCCGACGTGATACGGCAGCTCTCCATGTGCCCCGGGAACCCGCTCGGAGGCTGCGACCCTGCGAGGATGCAGTTCCTCACGAACTGGCTCGACCGCGAGTGCGGGATTGACGTGTCGGACATCTCGCAGTCGCCTGCAATCATGTGCCCGGCGTCCGAGCTTCTGGCGAGGAGCGTCGAGACCCACAAGGCAGCGCTCGGAGGGACTCCGGTGCTCGCACAGCACTGCATCAACGCCGTCGCTGCGGAGTCCAAGGCCTACGGGAGGCGCCTGGCGTCAGAGAAGGACAGGCACGGCCAGGGGACCAAGAGAATCGACGCTGCGGTTGCCGCCGCCATGGCGATGTGGGCCTACGACAACAACGAGGCGGAGGCCCCGAGCGTCTGGACGATAGACCTCTGACGGGGGACTCGGCACTGATGATGCAGGTGGCTTGGCAACCCCTCCGCCAAGCCACGGGGCCTGCTCCCCCGCCGCCCGCCATGGGGTGGCGGGGGACACCGGCATGAACATCCAATCGGTGGTTTCTCCGATTCGAGGAGTGTGCCGATGGGGCGTTTATCCAACTCGGTGGGGCGCGTGCTCGCCCGGATAGCAGACATGCTCGTGCCAGGCTCCTGGGACTTCTTCATGTACCAGCGCCCGGACGGCACCACAGAGACGTTGGAGCGCGAGGCGGCCGCAGACGCCTACTACTCGAACGCGTTCAGGGCGTGCCTGCTCGCCAAGGCTAGGCCCCTCGCGTCGCTGCCCATACACGTCTACGAGCGCAAGGGCGGGCTGAGGGTCGAGGCGTCCCACCGGTTCTCAAGGAGGCTCGGGACGCTCCTGCGCACCCGCTGGAACCCGTTCATGACCTCCTCAGAGGGAATCCGCTGGACGATGATGACCAAGGACGTGCGTGGCGAGGCGTTCCTGAGGGTCGAGTTCGACGGCTCTGGCATGCCGGTCGCGATATGGCCGCTTTCCGGAATCCCCACCGTCGAGGTCACGAACGGGAGGGCCGTCTTCCGATACCAGGGTGACAAGTTCACAAGGGCGGGCGTCTACCTGCAGGACGAGATCGTGTGGGTCAAGTCCCCAGTGCTCGACTCCGACTGCCTGCACGGCGTCTCGCTCGCCGAGGTTGCCGCGAACGAGCTGAGCCTCTCGATAAACCTTGAGGAGTTCTACAGGAACGTCCTCAACGGCGACTCGACGTTCGCCGGGTGGCTTGAGACCGACCAGAAGCTGCAGCCGCAGGACGTTGACCAGCTCAAGCAGCAGCTGAGCGACGGTGGCGGAATCGTGAACGCGGGCAGGGTGCGCATCTTCGACAAGGGCCTCTCGTACAAGACGAACGGCCAGTCCATGGTGGACATGAGCCTTGTCGAGCAGGAGCGCTGGATCCTTCAGCAGACGTGCCGCACGCTCTCGGTGCCGCCGCAGGAGGTGTTCGACCTCTCCAACGCCACCTACTCGAACATCGAGCAGGGCGCAATCAACTTCGCGAACAAGACCCTCGTCCCCGAGTGCAAGGCGCTTGAGGAGGCGTTCTCCGGAGTCATCTGGGCAGCTGGGTACCCCAACGACTACGTGCAGCTCGACATGAACGGCCTCCTGCGCGGCTCCTATAAGGAACGCATGGACGGTTACCGCATCGCGATATACGCGGGCATCTACTGCCCGAACGACGTGCTCGCCAAGGAGGACATGCCCCCGTACGAGGGTGGCCAGTTCCACCTGCGCTCCACGGCGTACCTCGCGATAGACCCGGAGACCGGCGAGGCCGTGCAGCAGGGGCCAGCGCAGGCAGGGCAAGCGACGCCAGACGCCAACAACCCAGGAGGGTCCGGGGAGGGCGAGAGGGATGACGGGCACGGTGACGGCACCGATGACCCGGACGCCAGGGGAACGGCGCTCGCAGTCATCCACGCCGACATGGCAGAGAGAATCCGCGACCGCTACGAGAGCGCCGGCGACACCGAGCGCTTCCGCGAGTTCGCAAAGAAGGTGCTCACGCCGCTATCCGCAGCGTACGAGGTTGACGGCATCGAGTACGACATGGAGTCCGACATCGAGGAGATCATAAATGGTTGACATCTACGTGTACGGTGACATCGGCTAGTCCCTCTGGGGCGATGACACGAACGTGAGCGCCTCCGACTTCTCAAGGCAGCTCAGGGACGCCGACGGGGATGACGTGACAATCCACGTCAACAGCGTGGGCGGCAACGTGTTCGACGCCAACACCATGAGCGAGCTTGTGCGCTCGTACAAGGGCAGGACCACAACTTCAATCGAGGGAATCGCCGCGAGCGCCGCGAGCTTCTTCGCCCTCACCGCAGACAGCGTGGTGATGAACCCGTCGGCGCTCATCATGATTCACAACCCGTACACCAGCTGCTACGGGAACGCCGACGAGATGCGCAAGACCGCAGGCATGCTAGACAAGGTGCGCTCCACCATCACCGGCCAGTACGTGCGAAAGACCGGGATGGACGAGTCCGAGGTGGAGGAGATGATGGACGCCGAGACGTGGCTCGACGCGTCCGAGGCGCTCGACCTAGGGTTCGTCGACTCGATATCCGACGCGGCACCAATCGCGGCACGCCTCACCAAGGAGGCGCTCGACCGCTTCAAGTCCGCGCCCAAGTCGCTCATGGCGCAGCTTGCGGCTGCGGGGGACACCGGCGCGAGCATCGACCCAAGCGAACCCAAGGCCAAGGCGCAGGGCACCGAGGCCGGGGCGGAGGCCGCCCCAAGGGTCGTGTGCATCGACGGCACGTTCCTCAAACTCTAAGGAGAACGGCAATGAAGTCTTCCATCCAGATCCGGAACAAGGTCAGGGACCTTGACGAGCGAATCGCCAAGGTCAGCGCCGAGTTCGCCAGCGCCGAGGGTGACGCGAAGGACGCCCTGCGCGACCAAATCAACGACTACAAGGGCCAGCAGCGCGCGCTGAACGACATGCTGGATGACGTGCTCGCCGAGGAGGACGAGATGCGTCGCGGCGGCGGCGTCCCCCTCGCCGCCCCAGCAACCGAGCCCAAGGCCAAGGCCCCCAAGTCCGTAGTGGACTGCCTCATGGGCGCCCGCGACGAGTTCAGGGGCCTCAGGTTCGGAGACACCCTGACCTTCGACGTCAAGGACGCCTACACGGACTTCGGACTCCCCGGCATCCAGCAGGTCGACTACAACCTGCCCCGCCAGACGTCTGACGCCCTGCCAAACTTCGGGTTCCTCGACTCCCTTCCCACAGGCACCACGCAGGCCGACATCCTGACCTACTTCGAGAAGAACGACGAGAAGTACAAGAACGCAGCAGCCGTCTGGACCCCAGGACACGAGAAGCCCTCCTCCACCATGGGCTGGAAGCAGACCAGCGCATACATCGAGACCATCGCCCACCTGGTTCCCGTGCTCGAACAGCAGCTCAAGGACTGTGGCCAGCTGCAGTCCCTCATCGGCACCGAGCTTCTGTTCGGCCTGCGCATGGCGCTCGCAGACAAGGTGCTCACCGGCAACGACACCAACGGCATCAAGGGCGTGCTCAAGAACGGGGGCATCCAGAAGTACGCCTCCAAGAGCGGTGACACCCTCGCCGACTCCGTATACCGCATGGGAACCGACGTCTTCATCGGCTCCGGCTACCAGCCGACGCACGTTGCGATGCACCCGTACGTGGCCGAGAGCCTCGCGCTTGAGAAGGACAAGCAGGGCCGCTACATGAACGTCATTGTCAACGGCAGGCTCTGGGCGCTCAGCGTGGTGGAGGACCAGCACCTCATCGAGACCACCGGTGCAGGCACGTCCGCGAAGACCACCTACGGGGTGCTCACCTACTGGAACCAGGCCGCGACGGTCTTCACCAAGGAGACGGACTCCATTGCCATCGGCCTCGTCGGTGACCAGTTCGCCTACAACGAGGCCACCCTCCGCGCCGAGGGACGCCACGGCCTCAAGGTGACCTACCCCAAGGCGTTCTCCTACCTCGCCGACTCCGGAATCACGAGGTAGGCACATGCCCACCCTGACGCCAAACACGCGCACGAGGGCCTCGCTCCCCGAGCTTGGCGCACTCTCGCTTGAGGGTGCGCCGGGCTCGGCCACAGTCACGCGCCTCTCTGACGGAACCTCCGAGGAGTGGGTTCCAGGCGTGGCGCCGGCGCTCAAGACGTGCCCAGAACTCATGACCGTCGAGTGGGACGAGGGCGGCGTCAGGGTGGGGGCGGAGGTCGACGTGGTTGCGTCGCGCTACTGCGCGCTTGGCGAGATTCGCGGGTACCGCGCGGAGCAGTACGGCCTGTCGAACCGGACCGACGCCGAGGTCTGGGTGGCCCGCCAGCACGCCGAGGAGGTAATCGAGCGCGCCGCCAACCGGTTCTTCCAGCCGGTCATGCGAAAGGGGTTCGTGGACCGCCCAAACTGCACGTCCGCATCGCAGCCCATGGTCCCGGGAGCGTGCCCGCGCGACATCTCGGCAGTCGCTCGTGCCTGGGACGCCGACGGGAACCCAGTAGGCGTAGGCGTGGCGGGGCAGACAGCCCTCGACGTGTCCGGAATCCGCCCGCACGGCGCGGCAAACGTCGCGCTCGTGATGGGCATGCGCCAGACGCCGGTGGAGATGCACGACGCAGTTGTCGCGCTCGCCGCGTGGTACCTGGTGCCAAAGGCGGGGCCTGACAACGCAACGTCAGAGTCCACGGACTCGGGAGTTCTCCGCTACGTCATCGGCGGCGTAGACGGCGCCCCAACGTCCCTCCCGGAGGTCAACGCGCTCGTCCAGCGCTACGGCTTCCGGAACCTGGTCGTGGGGTGACGCCATGGACTCCGAGAACCTGTTCTGGCAGTGCATCGAGCACGTGAAGTCGCTCTCCGACAAGGCGCTCGCTGACGAGCCCGCGTTCGTCTCGATCGGAGGCTCGACCGTCCAGAAGCCTGCAGAGTTCCTGGTTAGAGAGGTGGTCGAGAACGTCTCGTTCTCCGACACCGTCACATCGACCCTCGGCGGCGTGCGGGCGTCAGGGCACTACCGCGTCGAGTTCTCCGTAGCATGCCAGGCGTGGGCGCAGAGGCCCTCGCTCATCGAGGCTTCCGAGCTTGTCCAGTCGTGGGTGCTCGCGCTCTTCCGCCAGGTGGCCGCAGACAAGACGCTCGGCGGCCTCTGCATCCACGCGGAGCCGTACGTGGAGGGCACTGGCACCGCGCTCGACAAGGGAACCAAGCTGTACACCGCCGCGTTCGACTTCGGCGTTCGCGTCAAGGCCGAGATAGAGCCGGCAACCGTCTAAGGAGAAAAAACAATGTCTCTCAACCCTTCCATCGGACTCGTCGGAATCGCAGTCCAGACCGACAAGGACACCGCCGCGACGCAGCCAAAGTTCCTGCACGGCCTCACGGGGGGCTCCCCGTTCGGCGCGTCGCGCTCCATCGCGAACACCGCAGTCTCGTGCGGCAACCGCGCACCGTCCGATGCGCGCGTAGACTCCATCGAGGTCTCCCCGTCCATCCAGTCGCTCTGCTACCCTGACGTGTTCGGCCTCTACCTCTATGCCGCCCTCGGCGCGGTCGACTCCGCGCCAGTCTCCGGCAAGGACGGATACTACAAGCACGTGTTCACCATGGGCGATGACCTGCCATACTGCACGATCTGGTCCCAGATCGGCAAGAACAACTTCACCCGCGCGGACGGCTGCAGGCTGGGAACCCTCTCGATCTCGGCGACCGGCAACGAGCACCTGTCCATGCAGGCGGACTTCCAGGGCGTCAACGCCGAGGTCGGCATCGCATCCATCCCAGGCTCCCTGAAGGCATCGTGCTTCGGCGGCAAGTACACCACGACCGACTGCGAGTTCAGGCTCGACGCCGCAGGCAACGCCCCGGCAGAGGCGCTCGTGTCCGAGGCCAGCTTCACCGTCGAGAACAACGTCTCCGGCCAGACCGCGCTCGGCCGCGTCATGCCGCGCGACATCGCTGTCGGCAAGCTGTCCATGGGCTGCTCCGTCACCACCATCCCCGATGACATCACCGAGTACCGAAAACTGGTCACCGGCTCCAAGACCGCCACGAAGCTCTCCGGCAGCGTCGTGCTGGGCAGCGTATACGCGAAGTTCCACCACACCGATGACCAGAACATGACGCTTGAGGTGTCCATCAACCACTGCCCGTTCACGGTGGAGTTCCCAGAGGTCGACCCCGAGGGCAACGAGGCAACCATCAAGTTCTCCACCGACGCGGCAATCGTGACCAGCGCAGGGGAGTCCCCGGTTACCATCACGCTCGTGAACAAGACCCAGTCATACAAGTAGCGATACCGGCGCGGGGCCTGAGGGTGTCTGATGAGGCCCCGCGCCGTGCCGGGAGAAGCATGGAGACGTACAAGAAGCTGCTCTACTGGTTCGCAAGCGCCTGCATCACCGCCGTCGTGAGCGCCATACAGATTGGCGTTGACCCACGCACGGACAAGGCCGTGATGACGTGGGTGTGCATGGCAGCGGTCGCGAGCGTCATCTATGCGGCGGCGCAGACGTACTCGGCGGTTCGCAGGCGCGACGAGCTGTCCGCCAGGCACGATGCCCTCGTGGACGCCGCGCTCAAGGTGCTGCTGCGCCAGAAGCTCGTGAGCGAGCACGACAGGCTGGTCGACCTTGGCACCGCCAACGACACGCAGCGCAGGAGCTGGCAGGCATCGTACGAGACGTACGAGGCGCTGTGCAGCGCGACCGGTGACAGCAACGGGGTAATCGACGTGTACAGGAAGCACGTCATGGATTTGCCCAGCGACAACAGAGGAGGACACAGATGAACTACCTGATTCCGGACAAGGCGTACAAGGCGCTCAAGTGGCTCGGGCTCATCGCATGCCCAGCGCTGGCGGTGTTCGTGGGCGCGGTCGGCCCCGTGTGGGGCTGGCCGGACGTCGACGCGTGGGTGATCACCATCAACTCCGTGGGCGTGCTCGTCGGCGCGCTCCTGGGCGTCTCCGCCGCGACGGCCAGGCCCGGGGACGGCGGCGCGAATGGCGAGGGCTAGCGCCCCGCGCTGCCCGCTCTGCGGGGCGGGGATGCGCGAGGAGCGGGGCATGGAGCGCAGGCTGGACGGGCGCGTGGAGCGCACGTGGTCATGCCCGCGCTGCCTGCACAGGATGGTCACGAAGGACGTTATCACGGCAGGCGGCAATGACCGCCCCGACGAGGAGGCAAGACGGCAATGCATCTCTATGTGATCTGCGGCCACGGAGCCGGCGACCCCGGCGCATGCGGCAACGGCTACTCAGAGGCGGAGCGCGTGCGCGCGCTCGGCGCCAGGATCGCGGAGCTTGGCGGCTCGTCCGTGACGCTCCTGGACACCAGCCGCAACTGGTACGCGGACAAGGGCATCAAGAGCCTGAGCATCCCGAGCGGCGACGCCCTCGTGGAACTTCACATGGACTCGGCGGACCCCGACGCGCGCGGAGGCCACGTCATCATCAAGGCGGGCATCGGAGGCCCCGACGCCTACGACCAAGCCCTCGCCGACTCCATCTCGACCATCTTCCCGGGGCGCTCCCAGAGCATAGTGGAGCGCTCCGAGCTGGCGAACCCGAACAGGGCCGCAGCCCGTGGCATCAACTACCGCCTGGTCGAGAACGGCTTCATCACCAACCCCACGGACGTGGAGATCTTCAACGGCAGGCTCGATGACATCGCGAGGGCGTACCTCGCGGCATTCGGAATCGATGGCGGCGCTGCCCCCGAGGCATCCGCCGAGCCATCGGCTCCCGCGCCCTCCGGCTCCTCGGGCATGCCCGACGGGGCGGTCGACTTCCCAGAGGACCCGCTTCTGTATGACGGCTACTTCGGGCCCGTCACCGTCAGGCAGGTGCAGCTCTGCCTCCGTGCCCACGGGCTGTATGGGGGCATCGTCGACGGCGACTTCGGGCCGATGACAAAGAGGGCGCTGCAGCGCTACCTTAACAATCTCGGGTACTACTCCGGCCTCATCGACGGAGACTTCGGCCCGCTCAGCACCAAGGCGCTCCAGAGCTACCTCATCGACCGTGGGACGTACTGGAACGACAACGGCTGGTGCCTCGTGGACGGTGACTGGGGCTCGCTCACCACTATCGGCCTGCAGCGTGCCATCAACGGCGACCGCCTATAGGCTGAACCTGCCTGAACCGGCATTGACCAAGCGCCCTCGCACGAGCGGGGGCGCCTTTTGTTGCCCTTGTGCAAGTAAACCCCTCGGCCCCCCAACGGTGCCCAACTAAGGGGTTTTTTGTTTGCGCAGGTAGACGGCTCGCTGTGAGCCATTCTGAGGCCATGTTTTCCCATCGATGGGCAGATGTGCCGCGACGCAGCCAAAGTTTTGGGGCGTCTGGCCTGGGCGAGCGACCAGTGCGATTGAGCGGGGGACACCGCACGGAACATGTTGCCATGGCAAGTCGCAGACCAAGGAGGGCCCCATGGCAACCAGGCAGTGGTTCGAGTACGTAAACCCAAAGACAGGCAGGAAGGAGTTCGAGTGCACGGCCTATCCAGGCCAGAACGTCCTTGCCGGGATGATTGTCGACGCGTCCGGGATTACAGACGGCGAAATGAAGAGCATCGCAAGAGGGGTCGTTTGGGCCGCGCTCAGCGCAGATGCGGACGGACACAAGGTGCTCCCAAGGGGCGTCAGGCGCACTACTGACTATGACGCGTTCGCCCAGGCGATGGCAAGGGCCGTAGACGCCGGGTATGTCATCGAATTCCTGGACGCCTTCTCCACGTCCATCAATTCGGAGGACGTTGATGACAAGGCCGACGTGGACGAAAACCCTACGGGTACGAGTCCCGAATCCTTGTAAACCTCTC